AAACGCCACATATAGTGGAATGGCTGGATCGTTAGGGCGACAAATTGACGAAATCAAAGACTTAACCGATGAACAATTAAAAAACGGAGAGGCAATAGACTTGCTAGCCGAAAAATATAAAGGGTTTGCACAGGAAGCGATAGACAGTGACATACAGGCAAAAAATGCCTTCGGCGATTTTATGGAAGCCATAGGATCAATAGCCAATCCATTTTTTGAAGCGTTGAATCAAAAAGCAATAAGCTTCTGGAACTTTATGGGAAAACAAGTAAGTAGGTTTGATGAAGCTTTACAGAAAGCGAGCAGAACTTGGAAAATAGGGGGGATATATCGAAGCAACCAAGCTTTTGTAAACGACATTGAGGAAGAATTAAAAAAAGTTCACCCTGAACGTATACAGGAATATATGGAACATGTAGCAAGCGGGTTAAGTGATGAGTCTATAGAACAATTAAAGGAGTATCTTAACCTGCAACAAAAAAGAAATTCTAATCAACAACAGTTTCTCGAAGCTTTGGATGCTGAAGAAAAACATAGGGATAGACGGCAGGCTAAGCAAGAAAGATATAACAAAGCAATAGAGGAATGGAGGAAATTAACAACTAAGCAAATAAAAGAGCAAAAGGAAATTTATGATAAGACAGATATTAAAGAACAAGGTGTTAAAAACATTCTTACAGGTAAAAATATGACCCTTGATGAATTATCGGCTTTCTTAGGCTTCCTAAAACAAATAAATGTAGAGGAAGAAAAAATTGCAGAAAAAGAAAAAAAAGCAGAAAAGACTGCCGATGATTATGCAAAAGAAAGCAACCAGAAACTAAAAGAATCGTTATACGCTTTGGAGTTAAATGCAAAGCTAAAAGGAAAAGAAGTAAGCGTACAAGACCGTTATAACGTCTATCTTAACTCATATATAGATTTACTAACAAAAACAAACGGGTTAATCAAAGAGGGATATCCCATTGAAAAGAAGCGCCTTGAGCAATTAAAAGAAGCGGAAAAAGCACTGAAAGACGCAGAGGATGCGGAAAAGAAACTCGCCTCCGCCATTGAATTAACACAGGCTTCGATAGAGGCAATAAACAGCATTAAGCAAGATGTAACCCCAGCCAAGCAACTGCAAAAAGAAATTGACGCACTAGAAGAATTGAAACGTAAGCTAAAAGAAGCAAGTGATGAAGAAATTAAAAGAGCTCAGCAAGGTGAAAAGCTTATATTAAGTCGCCAAGAGCTAATAGAAGGATTAACAAAAGCAGAAAAAGCTATTGTGGAAGAAAAACTCAACGCTATAGCTGGAGCTGAGCAATCATGGTGGGATAAACACAAAGATAGGCAAGCCGAGCTATTGGAGATGAAAAAGGCTATTAACGATAGCGAGGTTTTAAGTGAAAAAGAAAAATACGAAAAAATAAAACAGCTCGACGAAGCCTATCTAAAAAGCAAAGCAACACAAGCAAATGACCTTGTAACACAAATTCGAGGCTATGTCGACCAGACTGTAAGCATAATTAACCAAGCAACAGCTTTGATGCTTAAAACATCCGAAAACCAAGCAACAGCCGAGCAAGCACAGCTAGAACTGAAGTATCGCAAGGGTGAGATTAGCGAAGAAGAATACAATAAGAAAATCGCCGAAAGCAGAAAGAAAGCTGCAAAAGAGCAATACAAAATACAGATGGTGCAATGGTCAGCTTCTATTTTACAAGCAACAGCTAATATTGCACAAGGTGTTACAAAAGCAATTGCAGAAGGTGGTACTTCAGGAATTATTACAGGTAGCCTTGTAGCCGCTGCTGGTGCTGTTCAAATCGCAAGCATTATAGCGAGTAAACCTATCCCACCCAGTTTTAGCACAGGTGGGATTGTAGGCGGTTCGTCTTATCGAGGCGACAATATAGCAACAAACCTCAACAGTCGTGAGATGGTAATGAACATGAGCCAACAGAAAGGCTTGTGGGATTTTATCAATGGCGGAAGCAATGGACATGGAGCTGGAACTCAAATCATTATCAACAATAGTGCATCAAACATTGCAACAGCACAGCCTCGCCTCACTCGTAACAAAATAGAAATAATGATAGATGCACGTGTAAATGATAGCTTGAAGAATGGGCGTTATAATAGTGCATTAAGTATAGCTCAGCAAGGAATGTCAGGCGATTTTTACGGAATATAAGAGAGGGTAAGACAGTGGCGGTAGATTGGAGCATATATGTCAACTCTGATTTTTACGGACAGGATGGAAGTTACAAAGACAATACCGAAAAGATAGAGTTTAAAAGTGGAAGAGAAATTGAATACTTAAAAAACAGTTTGCCGAAAAAAATTCACTCTGTAAATCTGAGGCTAAAAGACACAGGTACAACTAAAATAAACGGCAAGACCGAGTTTCAACATTTTCTTTATTGGTATGAAAATGTAGCAAAGAGTGGCACTATTCCTTGCAACCTAAAAGACATCATCACAGGGAGCGGAATGAAACAATACAAAGTCAAAGTTACAGGCTGGAGTGGGCAAAAACACAAAGAAGTAAGCCTAGAATTGACGGAGAATTAGTCATGAATGTTTACAAGATGCTAACAGAAAGTGGCGGTTATAATCTCCCGTTTTTAGTGCATTTATCAAATCCAGAAAATACGCTAAACATTTTTTTGATTAACGATAATCACGATATGTCTTATAAGGGTCAGGTCTACAGTGCAAGCAATTTCACATACGCTCCAAACACAAATGGAGAGGGAATCTTAAGCGTTGAATTGGTAGAACATAATGAAATTATAGATATGCTTGAAGACCATTATTATTTTAAGGTTGAAGTGATGGGCATATTCAACGGTGAAGAAGTAGAGCCACTCAGTCTATTCAGGCATAAATACGGAGAGGCAACATGGGACGGAATGAAATTAGAAATGAAGCTAAGCAAAGATGACCGAGGAGACATGACCTTCCCAGCCTTGCTTTTTAATTCATACAATAATAGAGGAAACAATTGAAATACGACGATCTACTAAACATACCATTTAAGAAATTCGGAAGAGACAAGAGTGGTTTTGATTGCTACGGTGTAGTAATGGAATGTTGCAAACGTGCGGGAACACCCCTGAAAGACTTATACGGAGATATTGTAGACCTACCAGCAGACAAAGTGAATGACTATATAAGCGGTGGCTTGAATGTAAGGCGAATAGATGAGGCAAAAAAAGGAGCTTTAGTCTATTCGATATATCACGGCAACACACACGTAGGTTACATAGTAGATAGAGGAAAGGTATTACATGCAACAATAGACAAAGGAGTAAAAATATCACCACTCGCTACTATGCACCCAATTGCATTTTTTGAGGTTGTAAATGAAAGCGACACTTTATAAAGAATTATCAAACAAACAAACGCCTCTTGAATTACAAGCAGGACTAAGCGTGCAAGAAGCATTACCCTCTTTAGACCTAGAAAATGCAATCATCGTAATTAACGGTAAAATAGAAAGCCACACTTATACATTGCAAGAAAACGACACAGTTACAATCAGACTCACTCCAAGCGGAACTGTAGCTCTTATTGCAACAGCAATAACGCTTGCTGTCGTGGCTGTAGGTGCAGGAATTGTCGGTGGTACTCTTGCTTATAGAGCAAAATTACAAGCAGAAAAAGCAAAGGCTGAGCTTGAAAAAATAAAAAAGTTATCGAACAGCCCAACAGTTGATAACCGCCCCTTTTTGCGTGGAGCAAGCAACACCATAGCTACAGGAAACAACCAGCCCTATATCATCGGAAAGCATTTCTTTACCCCATATCTCTTGTGTGAACCTTTTTATAAAATAGCAGGACAAGATGGTGTCAACCAATATGTCTACACAGTGTTAGAATGTGGATTTAACAAACAAATAATTAAAAAAATCTCCATAGACGACATCATTATCAAAACATTCTCAACTACTAGACCACAAGAGGGCGGATATAGCATAGACGAAGGAATATTTGCGGAAGGCGGTTGTATAGAAATTGCACAAGATGGCAAACTTCTAAGCGATATACCATCATTAAATTATAAGGTAGAATCAAAAACCTGCAATAGCGAAATCCCACGTGATAGTGATGTAGCAGATGGCAAAAGCACATACCTCACATATACATTAAACCCTTATGCAATGAACGTAGATATTGCAATCACCTTCCCTTACGGCTTATATGCTGTACATGAAGGAAAAAAGATAGAAACTCAAGTTACAATAACACCACAGTATTCATTAGACGGGGGTTCATCTTGGACGGTTTTTTATTTCGACAATAACGGTTCACGCACTAATTTTTTTAAGAGAAACGTTTCCACACGAGAGCTTCGCTTTGTTGCTCACACAGATTTTACTGCCCACGACTACGAAATATTAAAGGCTAATAACCAACCCGCAATATACATAAGAATCAGGAGCAATGGCAACGCAGGAGATAGCAGCATTAAAAACGACTGCTATTGCCTTTTTTATCAATCCACTTGTTACGACCCAGATAAAAGTACCAGTGAGAAACTGATACCTTGTAAAATCATAGAAGATAGAGAGAGAACATTTTGTACAATTCTTGCATTAAAATTAAAAGCCTCAAAAATCAATCAAGATAAACTCAAAAAAATAAATGTCATAACGCAAGGCTTAGCTCGCACATGGAACGGCAGAAAATGGAGTACGGAAAAAGCAGAAACCAGAAACCCTGCATCATGGGCTCTAGAGATTGAAACCAGCGATAGCCACCCAGCAAGCCGTTACAATGATGAGGAATTAGACCTAGAAAGCTTTGCTGAGTATTATGAATATTGCGAAAAGAAAGATTATAAATTCGATTGGGTAATTACCCAAAATGCAAAAAAAGATGACATACTTCATCACATTATGGAAGCAACAGGAGCTTGCATTTATACAGACATCCATGGTCGCCGTGCAATTGCTATAGATAAGTCTCAAGAAAACGCACTAGCCGTTTATAACCCACAAAATATCATAAGTATCCAAAACAAAAAAACCTTTGGCAGACGCACCGATGGTCTCCGCATAAAATACGTAAACAGCAAAGATGATTTATACCAAGAAGATACATACTTAGTTATGCGAGAGGTAAACGGCACACCGCTTGAAATCACCCATGATAGTATCATCAAAGACATCAATATCACAGGCATTACAACCTTTGACCACATCGTAAAATATGCCAGAAGACTTATGGCAATAGAGGCACTACGACCAAAGACCACAATTATTGAAGTCGGAAACGAAGGCGTGTTTTACACCCCATTTAGCAAAGTTTTAATCCAAGATGACAGCCTAAAAATCGGAATAGGCAAAGGCCATATCATCACAGAAACAAAATGGCAATGGGGACTCTTAAAGAAAATCTACACCAAAGAACCTCTAACTTTTGACTCAATGAAAACTTACGGAATTATTGTCAATTGTTTCACAGCAACAGGAAGTCAGCCTATGGCAATAAAAGTAGAGGGAGAGGGTACTACAAACGAACTTATCGTTTTGACACGCATAAGAGCAAGTGCAGACGCTAAGCCTGAAGTAAATAATATTTTTTCATTCGGAGAGCTAGACGCAGATGGAGAGTTTAGCAAAATCATCACCCCTTATATTATTAGCCAAATCAGACGCAGTGAAAACGGCTTTAATTTGGAATTGGTAAACTATCATGAAGCAATCTATGAAAGTGGCTCAATTCCCGACTACAAAAGTAACATTACTCAAAAAGCCACATACACAACAAAACCAATCCCCCCTAATATTCTCACCAGAGAAGACTTAGATAATGCTTTTGGCAAGGTAGACCCATCGGGTTCAGACGCAGCACAAGAAGCAGTGAATGTTGTAACTCATGGAGTACACTTCACTAATGTTTACAAAATCAAGGATATTCACGGAATTAACGATAGTTTAGACTCATTACGCTCGGCACTGGACGAAGTACTTAGCACGTCAAATAACGGTTTAAGTATCACAGAGGATAAATTAACATCAGTAATTGCAGACCAAAAGCACCAATTTTATTCTATAATCGAGCAAACTGCCACAGCCATAAGAACAGAAGTCGCAAACGAAAGTGCAAAATTACGCTCTAATATAGAACAGACCGCCGAAGCAATACGCACTCAAGTAAAAAATGAAAATGCAAAATTGCAGTCTAACATCGAGCAAACCGCAGATGCTATCATAGGTCAAGTTAGCAATATGGAAAAAGAACTGCGTAGTCTGATCGATATACAAGCTGGATCAGTACAAGCAATAGTAGAAGGTGGCGGTGCATCAGGGCGTATGTCATTGTCACTTGAATTACCCGCAATTATAGACGCATCCACGCTAGCTAAATTTATAAATGCAAGTAGTAGAGAAGAAACAGCCAGTGTGTATGCAAAATTGAGTGGTACAAATTATTATACAATACGAGGAGAT